ACAGCAAAAACATATCTATTCGGTCCTATTGCAGACAGTACCGATGGTCTTATCAGAAAGGTTCAGGTCGATTACTATACAGGAACAGATACATCAATTGCGAAACGAGAAATGAGATATACAGTAACTCCAGATCCATACGATGCAGATCCTGATGATGATTTTGGGTTTAATGAAACATTGGAAATTTTTTCTGATAGTAAAACTTATAGTCCGACTCAACAAAAAGATATTTAATATAAGATGAAAACTAATTATGAAGATTTAGATAGTGCATTAAATATAGAAAGTAGTATCGTAGAGGTTGAAAAAGATGTTACATCAATTGATATTGTTCCTTCTCAACCGGATGATATAAAAAAAGATTATGAATATACGAGAGCAAATTTATACTCACTAATTGAAAAGGGTCAAGAGGCAATTAATGGAATTATGGATCTTGCGAGTGAAGGAGGTAGTCCAAGAGCCTATGAGGTTGCCGGACAATTGATTAAAAGTGTTGCGGACACAACTGATAAACTGATTGATTTACAGAAAAAAATTAAAGATGTTCAGGAAAATAATACTAAGATCTCTAATAATGTTACGAATAATGCCGTGTTTGTTGGTTCAACCTCTGAATTATCAAAAATATTAAAGCAAGGTTTTCTAAATAATAAAGAATAAAACATATTTTATAAATGGGTTCTCTTCATAAATGGTTTAAGGGATCAAAATCAGTTGATGGAAAACCTGGTTGGGTTGAAGTTATTTCTGGAGAACCCTGTGCTCGTGAAGAAGATGATGATGAAGATGAAACTCCAAAATGTGTTTCTTCCGATAAAAGAGCAAGTATGACTAAAGCAGAAAGAATATCTGCACAGAGAAGAAAAAGTGCTGCTGATCCAAATCAATCAGAAAAATCTGATGCATCAAAACCAACTTATGTTCCCACGGATAAACCAAAAATGAACGAAGAAACAGATAAAAAAGGTAAAGGTAGTGGAAAAAAAGATGCCTGTTATACAAAAGTAAAGTCAAGATATGATGTTTGGCCTTCAGCCTATGCCTCAGGGGCACTTGTAAAATGTCGTAAGGTTGGTGCTGCTAATTGGGGAAATAAATCGGAGTAGATTGATTTAACTTCGAATGATTATCTTTCAAAAACAATTGCAATGGTTCGGTACTGTGCTAAATGTGAAAAAGATGAAACCCGAGATGAATGTAAATATGGTCCAAAATATTGGGATATGTTTTCAACACCTTCTAGTCTTTCCTCAAATCAAATGAAGTTTAGTATTGCTCAAGTTCATCCTGCTAATGAGTCCAAAGAATACAAACAGATAAAAGAGGATCACAAAGAGATTCAAAGTGGTAAGGAAAAGGACGATGAAGGATATATGGCAAGAAGTGAATTTGGCACGATTATGAAGGCAGTTTCTTTATTGAGAAAAAATATAAAAAAAGGAAATCAACAAATTCCTGCCTGGGTTCAATCAAAAATAACAAAGGCAACAGATTATATCGATACTGCCTCAGATTATCTTGATAGTGATGAGGAAGTGAGTGAGGCAAAAAAATGTTGGCCAGGATATAAAAAGAAAGGAACACAAAAACTTTTTGGAAAAACTTATAATCGTTGTGTAAAAGAAGGAAACAAATCATTCCAACAATTTATGGACGAAGCATCTGCTGCTTGGCAAAGAAAGGAAGGAAAAAATCCTAAAGGTGGATTGAATGCAGCAGGAGTGGCATCTTATAGGGCACAAAATCCAGGATCAAAATTACAAACAGCAGTTACTACTAAACCTTCAAAATTAAAACCAGGTTCAAAGGATGCAAAGCGTAGAAAATCATTCTGTGCTCGTATGGGGGGAATGCCTGGTCCAATGAAAGACGAAAAGGGACGCCCAACCAGAAAAGCACTTTCATTGAAAAAGTGGAATTGTTAGTATGGAAATTGAAGATATTATTTTAAAAGAAGGTGATGCATATCTATCTAATCCAAATTTAAAAAGAGCAAATACATCAATTCAATTTACAGAAGAACAAATTATTGAGTTCTTAAATTGTAAAGATGATCCTGTTTATTTTGCAAAGAAATACATTAAAATCGTCAATGTGGATGAAGGTCTTATTGGATTTAATATGTGGCCTTTTCAGGAAAAATTAGTTGATAATTTTCATAAGCACAGATTTAATATCTGTAAAATGCCGAGGCAAGTTGGGAAGACAACAACGGTAGTATCATACTTATTACACTATATTTTATTTAATGATAATGTTAATGTTGGAATTCTTGCAAATAAGGCAACAACATCAAGAGAAATATTAGGAAGATTGCAATTATCATACGAAAATCTTCCAAAATGGTTACAGCAAGGCGTTATAGTTTGGAATAGAGGATCTTTAGAATTAGAAAACGGATCAAAAATTATTGCCGCGTCCACCTCTGCCTCTGCGGTTAGAGGTATGTCTTTTAATATTATTTTCTTAGACGAATTTGCATTCGTTCCAAATCATATTGCAGATGATTTCTTTGCATCAGTTTATCCTACAATTTCTTCTGGTAAAAAATCAAAAGTAATTATTGTATCCACACCAAAGGGTATGAATCACTTTTATCGTATGTGGCACGATGCAGAGAGACATAAGAGTGAATTTGTTGCCACAGAAGTTCATTGGTCAGAAGTTCCAGGAAGAGATGAGCAGTGGAAGGCAACAACAATTTCAAATACTAGTGAAGAACAATTCAGAGCAGAGCATCTTTGTGAATTTTTAGGATCTGTAGGAACTTTAATTAATCCAAGCAAACTTAAAATATTAGTATATGATGATGCATTAAAAAGAAGTAAAGGACTTGATGTTTATGAAAATCCAAGAGAAGAACAAAATTATCTAATTACTGTTGATGTTGCTCGTGGAATTGGAAATGACTATTCAGCATTTGTTGTTTTCGACATCACAGACATTCCTTACAAAGTCGTTGCAAAATATAAAAATAATGAAATTAAACCGATGTTATTTCCGGCAATTATTAATGAAGTTGCAAAGGCATATAATAATTCTTGGTTATTAATTGAAGTAAATGATATTGGTGATCAAGTTGCCAATATTCTTCACTTTGATTTAGAGTATGACAATATATTAATGTGTGCTATGAAAGGTCGTGCTGGGCAAGTTGTAGGATCTGGATTTAGTGGTAAAAAATCTCAACTTGGAGTTCGAACAACTTCATCTGTTAAAAAGTTAGGATGTTCTAATTTAAAATTATTGATTGAAGATGATAAATTATTCATTACTGATTATGATATTATCAGTGAATTAACAACATTTGCACAGAAGCATAATTCCTTTGAGGCAGAAGAAGGGTGTAATGATGATTTGGTAATGTGTTTAGTCATTTTTTCTTGGTTAGTTGCTCAAGAATATTTTAAAGAAATGACTGATAATGATATTCGAAAAAGACTATATGAAGAGCACAAAAATCAAATCGAACAAGATATGTCTCCTTTTGGATTTATATCAGATGGTTTAGATGATTTTGAAGATTTTATTGAAGAAAAATCGGGAGACAGATGGTTGATTGCATCATCTAGAGAAAATGACAAACCAATCGAAGTTTGGAATGTTGATGAATATGGTGATGTATCAAGTGAATGGAACTACATGTCAAATTAACAATAAAAAATCAAAAGAGAAGATTTTTATAAATACTTTTATAATATTCTGGATAGTCGGAGAATCAAGATGCCGCTAAATTTAGCATCTCCTGGAATTGTAGTAAGGGAAGTTGATCTTACTCTAGGAAGAACTCAACCAGCTTCAGATAAAATTGGAGCAGTTGTGGCACCTTTTGCGAAGGGACCGGTAGATTTACCAATTTTAATTCAAAACGAAAACGAATTATTAAATAATTTCGGAGAACCATATACTATAGATAAGCACTATGAGCACTGGTTGAGTGCATCTTCTTATTTGGCATATGGTGGAGCGCTTAGGGTTGTAAGAGCAAATGATAATAATTTAAGAAATGGATTTGTAGGAACCGCAACTAGCGTTAAAATTGATAGTTTAGATCATTATATTTCTTTGGGATATGATGATAATACTCTTGCAGGAGTAACGGTTGCTGCAAAAAATCCAGGTTCTTGGTCTAATGGAATTAGTGTTGCCATTATTGATTCTAAAGTGGATCAAATCTTAAGTGGTATTAATACTCTTGCCGGTGTTGGTGCCGCTTTACAGGTTGGTTATGGAATTACACAATCTGCTGTAGGTAAAGTAAATATTGGAATTGGAACAACTTCACTGCTGGATGGGTATATTAAAGGAATTATTACTTCAATTGGATCTAGTCAAATTGGAGTTAAAGTTTTAAGTCACGTTTCTGTAGGAGGAACAGAAACATTAAGAGACTATACACCATTTGGAGTCTACTCTTTTGATGAATCAGGGTCACTTGGTATTCATACTAATTCTCAAACAACTTCATATGGAAGCACAACATATACCTCAAGACTAGATTGGTTCGATCAACAAACTATTAAATTGACCGGTGTTGGTCAAACAACTGGAACAACTATTAACTGGAATAATGTTGCACCAAAACCAGGAACTTCTTCATATGCATCTGCAAGAAATTCTAGATTTGATGAGGTTCATTTAGTTGTAATTGACTCAGAAGGAAAAATTACAGGAAATTCTGGATCAATTCTCGAAAAACATTTGGGACTTTCTAAAGCATCTGATGCCGAATTTTCTGTCGGATCTTCTTCTTATTGGAGAAAGTATCTAGAAAATAACTCTGATTATATTTTTGGACTGAATTCCCCAACTGGCATTGTAACTACCGGATACAATTCTGGATTTACTTTACAGTCAAATGTTGCCTGGAATCAAAATGCAGAAGGTGTTATTTTTGCGGCATCAGGATCTTCGACAAATGCTTTATCAGGAGGTCTTAATTATAGTGGAATAGCAACTATTACCACAGCAGGATCTCTTACGGCAACTATTGCCGAACTGTCTGATGGTTATTCGTTATTTGCAACACCAGAAAATTATAAAGTAGATTTCTTGATTATGGGATCTGCCGCATATTCTCAACCATCTGCACAATCACTGGCTCAAAAACTCATTGCTGTTGCGGAATTAAGAAAAGATGCGATTGCATTTATTTCCCCACATAGAGGGGCAGCACTGACTGATACATCAACTCAAACTTCGGCAATTATCAATTCTACAGATACGATTACTAATAATGTAATTTCATTCTATTCACCACTCCAATCATCTTCTTATGCAGTCTTTGATTCTGGATATAAGTATATGTATGATAGATTTTCGGACACCTTTAGATATGTCCCATTAAACGGTGATATAGCAGGTATTTGTGCCCGTAATGATATTAACAACTTCCCCTGGTATTCTCCGGCAGGAACTTCTAGGGGATCTATTCTAAATGCCATTAAATTGGCATATAATCCATCAAAAACTGAAAGAGATCGTCTTTATTCGAATAGAATAAATTCAGTCATCTTCTCTCCCGGAGCTGGCATTATTCTAATTGGTGATAAGACAGGGTTTGCGAAAGCATCGGCATTTGATCGAATTAATGTTCGTAGATTGTTTATTTACCTTGAGGACACAATTTCAAGAGCATCAAGAGATGTATTATTCGAATTTAATGATGAACTTACAAGAACTAATTTTGTAAATACTATTGAACCTTTCTTGCGTGATGTTCAGGCGAAGAGAGGTATATTCGATTATGTTGTTGTT